TGCTGTCCCATGTAATTGTAAAGTTACCGTTAGTTGAAGATTGGTCTGAACCGAAGTCCACATATCCAATCAATGGTGATGTTGAAGCAGTACCTGTTGAAGCATAAACAACTGCATAACGTGCTGTAATTGTTGATGATCCCCAAGTAGTATCTGCTGCATCTAATACGATTACGTTATTAGCGTCATCATATGTAATTGTTTTTGAACCTAGGGTGTTTCCACCTGCGGTATAACCAGTACCTGATACTTCATTGGTTACATCGTTGAAGTAATCATGAGTATCTTGATTTGGTGTGTAAGAAGAAGTGGTTAGAGCTACCTTGATGGTATCTGTATCCCAATCTACTTCTTTGTTAAGGGCTTTTACTAGAAAGTTACCGTATAGTTTACTTGGCATTGTCTATTCCCCCTTAGCTTGCTGTCTTCTCGACGATTGCAAATGCTGAAGCTTCTGCAATAGCGAAACCACGACGAACACGAGTCTTTAGTAAGACACCGTCTTTAGAGAAGTCTGCATCACGAGAGATTGCTGACTCTACTCCACCACGAACACCATTGATCATCATATTGCGGTTACCAACAATAAGAAGTGGGTTACCTGTTGGTGCTGCTGTTGCTGCTGTAGATAAAGCTGCTCCGTATGAAACCACTAATGGATATCCAAATAGTGATCCTGGACGTGCTGACAATGGATCTGGAAGAACCAATTGTCCAGAAGCATCCTTCATGTTACGAACATGTGAAAGCATCTTTGGATGAACAATGAATACTGTATTAGCAGCATCAAAGTACTTGCTTGATTCAGCTAAACCTAGAGCATTAGAAATATCTGCAAACTCTAGATCTCCAGCTGTTTGGATAATCTGTGAAGTTCCAACTGGATTTGTATAAACTGCACGATATAAAGAGGTAAACGGTTGTCCGTCATCTCCATCGCCTGCTGCATTTACTGCAAGACATGCGTTGTCAAACTTACGAGCCCATTGTGAGGCCCATTCTCTCTTGTATGTGTTTAATGTATCTACTAGGGAATCATTGATATCTTCCTCAGAGATGTTGAAAATTTGTGCGTACTTCCGAGCAGTAAGAACTACCTCATCCAGAGTTGTATCTGAATTTGGAATGTCTACGCCTTCTGCAACGATGCTTGGAGCATCTGATACGAAGCGTGGAACGCCCTTAGTGCGGGAAGCCATATTCTCACGACGAGCAAATGATTCTACAACAGAGTTAGCAAGGGTTGCTTGAATAGCAACGGATCCCTTTTCCTCTGGAATATAACCATTATTTTCGGCGAGATCTGTACGACCTGCGGCCATGTTATTTCTCCTTTTAGTTATGTATTTGAATTTTGAACATATAATCGTCCGAATATATTAATCGCAATCCAAATGTCCATTTGGAGTTGCATAGGACTATTATACCGTACTTAACTATCTTAATACAGCTTTTGCTTGCAAATCGCTTGCAGTAAATACAACATCTATTGGTTTAGACATTGCTGAATCTGCTTTGCCACCTACAATTATTTTTGGATCAAACAATTCTGGGAAATCTGTCTTTAAAGTTTCAATTTGATCCTCTAAACCAGCAACCTCAAAATCATCTGTTAATTGCAATTGATCTGTTTTAAGATATTTCATTAATTTGTCACCATTTGCAAGACCTAAACTAGATAAACTTTTGAGAATTTTCTCATCCATTAATCTAGCTTGGGCTAATGATGTTTTATTTGTTAGTTCTGCTAACTGCTTTTCTAACTCTTCTTTTTCAAGACGAGTCTTCTTAGCTTCCGCTTTCGCCTTTTCCAAGGCTGAAAGTACGGCCTGTGGATCACGAATTTCGGTAGATGTACCTTCTACTTCGTTCTGTTCTTCCATTTGTTATGCTCCTTGTGATTGGTCTTCTTCGGCTGTTGCCTGTTGCAAAGCCATGTTGTTTGTATTTAAACCAGTTCCTGGCAATCCAATTTCTTGTTGGCCATTAGATGCATCTTCTATTAATTGAGCAATTTCTGGATCATATCCAAGCTCTAATAGAATTTGTTTTACTGGTAACCCTACAGATCTTTTGCGAACTGCGATATCCCATTGGTCAAGAGAATCAATTGATTCTGGTGATTTCCAATCGATATCTATTTCAGCATTAATTCCTTCAACTCTAAGCATGAACTTGAATAAATCTCTCCAAGTTGAACCTAAAGCTAATTGACGATTTAATACTTTTTTAAATAATGGTGCTTCCGCTACACGCAATGCTTGACCTGATGGTAAATATTGTGTGCTTGAGAAGTAATGTACTGGAGTTGATGTAATTGCAGCCATGTCAGCTACGAATTCATTAACTGGATTGGTAAATGTTGAAGGATCTGCTGCTGGGAACTGTCCAACAGATTGAACTCCTTGTAAATACCAAAGCTGTCCTGGTCCATTTTGTAACGATCCAATATTCTCTCTTGCTGTATCATCCTCTGAAAAATCATCCATTTCAGCGGCATTTCCACCGTTAGATAATGCATAACGTTGTGGAGCACCTTGATAATCAACAGTATGCATATGTGTTGAGATTAATTTGTTAATTGCATCTTGTGGACCAAATGCATCTGCATGTTCTGGCCTTCCGAATGGCTTTGATGTTCTAAAATGGAAAACAGGAATTTCTCCCCAGGGATTTACTACTGTTTCTATTAATTGAACATTTGGAACTCCATTAATAAAGTCCAAATCACCTAATGCTTCATATTTCTCAATACGATCTGCATAATACATGTTTAAACGTATTACTTTACGATCTGTTGAGTCTGTAATCTGCCATAATTTAGCTGCATATGACTTAAGACGAGGATTTTCCTCATCATAAATTACTACAGTATTTATAGGTGAGTTGTAATCAATAGCCAATTGTCCTTGCATATCTGGCCAAATGATTGCGTATGCATCACCATAAACAAGCGTATTTTTATGAATCTCATTCATATCTAGCTTTAAATCTGTTTGATTCCACACATTATTGATAAATTCATCACCTTGTGGGCTTGTTGTTTCTACTTGTTCAACTTCTAAACGGTTTAATACTGCATCTACTACAGTTTTGCTAAAATTAAAGCGAAATGGTGTAAATGTGTTAAATCTATTCTTTTCGTATCTAAATAAGCGATACCAGCGTTGATTCTGAAAGACTTCGTCATTGATTCCTTCATAATAGGCTTCAGCAACTTGATATCTTTCTCTATTGGCTATGATCTTGTCTATAGCCTTTTTAATATCTGTCATTTTATCTCCTTAAGTAATTTAATTGTCTGGCCAATACCTTTGGAGCTTTATTATCCAAAAAGTATAAGATTCCAGATACTACCGCATCAAGAACGTCATCATGGCTTACCTTTGGGAAAGACCACATCTGTTCTTCTAAAGCAGGAAAATGGGCAGTATGTCTTACTTTTCCTTGCTGATAAAAGTTCAAAGCTTTACCTGCACGAACTTGCTTTGACACTGATTGTTTTATTGATCTATATTTTACAGGAATATTTTTAAATACATCCTGCCATAGATCACCACCTTGGTTTGTTTCAACATATATGACACCAGGTTCATATATATCCACCAAAGTATTTATGCGTTCTGATAATTCAGACGGAGATACCTTCAGCTGAAAAGCATCTCTAACATAAATAACATCATCTGCACCTCTGCTCAATACAGCAATCCCTGTATAGTCAGAAATCTTATTCTTTGTTACCGCTGGGTCAATAGAAATAATTGTATTTCCATAATCCTCTTGTTCTTCAATAATTATATCTTCATATGTCCAGAAATTACCATCAAGGTTAACTGGTTTATTCATATAGTTCTTTGCAAAGTCTCTTAGATGTCTTTGGCTTTGAAGCCATTCTATAGACCACTTTTCAGGCCATACAGAGCGTTCTGAGCCATTATCTTCTGTCATGATAGCTGGATAGTAGTGAACATCTACATTCTGGTCTGTAATCCATTCTAAAGCCTGATCTCTATTTCCTTCAGCGAATTTTCTAAATTCATCCATCATAGAGTTAGGCATGGTGGTGGTTCCTACAATAATCATACGAGCATATATATTCATAGGGGCAATATCATCAAATACTGTACGTCTTTGTTGTCCTGCTTGATATTCAGAGTAGTTCTTCTCACCCTTTTCTATATCATCTAGAATAATGAGGTCAGGGCGTTGACCAAAGACTTTCTTACCCAACGAGTTAGTATCAATACCGTTAGCGTCGAATATAAAATCATTTGCTTGAATAATACGCCAAGCATTTGCTGCAAGGGAACGCCCAGTGCTTCCGACAACTTTAGGTGTGCATAGTTCTGGGTAATCTGCTTTGAGATATTCATTTGTCTCCAATTCATTCTTAAATGTTAATAAGTGTGTCTCAGCCTGGCTGGCAGCATCTGAAAAGGCAGCTACAAATTTAATATGTCCATGGGCTGCTGCCCACATAGGTAAAATTAAAAATATCCAAGTAGACTTTCCACACTCCCTAGGTGCAATAAAGGCATCCCTATGCTGTTTAGGAACGGTGGGCTTATTTATCCATGTCTTGCCATATTCTGCTAAATCCCAGTGAAACTCTGAAAGAGTGAGTTCATCTTTAGAATTTTTTAGATGATGTGGCAAATATAGCAAAGCAAATAACATAGGGTCATATTTAGTTAATTCCCGTCTGCCTTCAGATATTGTAAATAGCTTTGGATCTATACCCTCAAATACTTTTGATATATTATTCATTTATACCTTAGATATTCTTTTATAGTAGCGAAATTTCAAATTTATTTTTTTTTATTCATTCGGGTGGTCTATCTCTCTTGAACATTCATTGAATGTTTAATAGATTCATTTCTCATCTTGGCTTCATTAAGCATATCTACGATTGCTAGATCAGAGCCATCCTTTGTTCTACTCTCTGATATATTAGTAGACTTACCCTCTATTAGGTTAATAGTCTGTATAGCCTTATGTAGGGAATTAGATAATTTGTTTATATCATCTGATGTTAGGGTATCTTGATATAAGGCTTCTACTGATCTATCTATTACTGCCTGTGCCGCTAATATCTTCTCTTTATCTGTATAGAATATGTCTAGATTCTTAGCCATGACTGCAAGGGTATTAGCTGTTGGAGTCTCTATATTCCGCTCAGTAAAGAACTTCTTAGCAGTATGATATGACTTAGGATACCCCAAATACCTCATAGCAGGGCCTATGCCCATTTCTTGAGAATGTTTAATAAACTCAGTAATCATTTCTTCATCATATATTGGATATGGCATTATATTCCTCCATTTGTCTCATATATTGAGACGCTCAT